CTACTTCCTCGCGGTTAATCATATTACTGGCAGCTCCAGCCATCATACTCCCAGTACCTTGCTTACCGTCCCGCATCGAAAGGGCCTGACCAAATTCTGCAATCATTCGTTGATTAGCTGGACTACTAAGCCAATTTTTGACAGGCTTACTACCAAGCATCTTAGTCAAATCGCCCCACTTAAAACCCTGTTCAGCTGGCTGTGCTGCACTACCGACTGGCATATACGAGCCTGTACCACTATAATCTATTGCCATCACACATACCTCCAATCATTAACTGCTTCGTCATAGTCTAACTCTTTAAACTCCTCCTCAGGATCATCCATCTCGGGCGGCTCAAAGTAACGTTCACCCAACTCCATCATCTCAACTATATACGCCAGTGCGTCCATAATATCCCACAGCCGCGAGCGGGGAAAACTAAGCAACTGCCCTTCCAGGCCGCCACAGCACGTCTTATTATGAAACACATAGCCCTGACGATAGAACGGAACCAAAGCAGCGATCCGATCTTCCTTTTTGCCACGGGCTTTCAGCTCTATTAACTCGAAGTATTGACCACGCTTCGACATTTCATTCTTGATAGGTTGAGTGATGAATTCATTAAGTGACGTTACTTCGATCCCTACCACATTCGCCCCGAGCCGCGCGGCCATCTTAAAAGCCTCGTCATATAGCTCGTCAGGGTAAAGCTTCTCCGCCACAATATCTCTCACATATAGCTTTGCGCTAGCCCTATCAATCCCCACACCTACAATCGCGCTTTGTGCGCTGTGGAGCTTCACTGTTTTCGCCGGGTCAATCATTATAACTGTCTCAATATCCTTGTTGTCGGCCAGTTCTGGTTCGTCATAATAGTGAAAATACTCTGGCCTGAACGTGGCATCCTCAGTTGAAACCGGAATATTACGATACTCACGATAAAACATATCTAACTGACCACGCTGCTCATGCTCATTTCGCAGGTCCATCACCTGCTCATCAGTCATAAAGTCCGGCCAGTTAGACTTATAATTATCATCACATATGCTAAGCTGTACACTATGCCACGCAGGATCTTCAAGTAGGTTAACCAACAAGCTATCCTCATGAAGCACCGTTCCTACTACGATAATCTTCCAATTCTTTCTTGAGCGATTGATTGAGTTACAAACATCACTAAACCACCAGTCCTTTAGCTTAGCTCGCTGCTCAGCCGACATCACACTTTCGGAGTTTTCCAGATCGTCCGCTATGATCAAATCCGGACGGTACATGTTAAAGAGATTTCCCCTGACTTGCTGTCCAGCACCCCTCGGCATCACCATCGTACCGCTTGCTGTAATCCATTGATCTCGGGAAAAAGCCTCGCTTTTCATTGGCCCGAACAGCTCCTTAATCATCGGATTGTAAAGCAACTCACGCTTCAAGTTCTCGCCCTGCGTCACGGCATTAGTGGCGGTCGCGCTGATCGGCACGATAAACTTCTTCTCCCCAAACAATATCCGCTTAGCGGGCTGCGCGATAGTACACAAGCTAGTTTTCCCAAACCCACGTGGCGCAGCTATCACTACCCTATTAATTGAATCATCATCAAGTACTTTAAAAATCTCATCATGCAACGAGCTAAACGGCAAATCAAATCTTTCGGGAAACATCACCTTGGCCGAAACCTTAGTACTCCCATAACACCGTTCCATCACCTCAGCTATTTCGTCTTGTTCTTTTAACATAACTTCCTTTGTTCAAAAATTGAACATAGCTTAATAATCACCCAAGCTAAACCCACCAAGCCCAGAAAAGCTACCGCCTAAACTATCTTGTTCCTGCAATCGCTTTAGTTCTTCCTGCTCTTGCTCCCATATATCAACGTGTTCCCAAACCTGATTATTTCTCCAGGGATCTCCCTGCCCCCCAACATCCCAGGCCCGCATATCAGCAAACTTAGCCTGCCTAGCTCTTTGTTGCCTTTTCCGCTCGTTCGACTGCTTCTGCGTATCAAAAGTATCAACTCCTTCTTGTGTTGCCTGGAAGTCGCTGTTATCTATCAACGAGGAATATTCTGGATCAGCTCCCAACTTGTTAAGTATATTTGCCATAGTGGACTCATCTGGATCAAACACACCTCCAGCGATGTCTCCCCAGCTTTGACTAATCGCTCCTGTCCGGCCAACTATATTACCTCCCGTAGCCGTACTAGGCATGGTGTTAACTCCTACCTCCACCCCTTGAAGCGCCGGCTCAGCCATCATCGCCATCTCGTCTGCCGACATCGCGGCGACCGTTCCAGCACCTGTGGCCGTCCCACTAGCTGCTCCGCCAGCAACTGCCGCCCCACTCCCAGCCCCACTAAGCCCCACACCTGCAGCTGTTTGTGCTGTAGATGTTCCAGCTCCTGCTGCAGCCCCAACAACACCAGCCCCAACAGCTGTCGGATATGTCATAAGCAGGTTGGCAAACCAGTCACCTGCCGCATCCCCGGCATTTTCAAAACTATCATTAGATGCTTTTATGGCGGTCGTTGCTGTCGCAGCGGTGGCTGCAGCAATCAACGCAACAACGGCAATAGCTGCTCCTGATATAGCTGGCATCAGTAATCTCCCCCAACACCTGATCCACCCGATGCCCCTGCGTCACCAATCCCCCCACCTTCGCCTGCTCCACTTGCTCCACCGCTCCCGGCTGCCCAGTTATACCCCTGTGGCATCTCCCAGTTAATCATAATATCAAGCAGTGGATCTGTTCCGGTTTGATACCCTCGAATTGCATCAACATCTCCAGCGGCTATTGCCTGTCGCTGAGCTGCCGCTTGCTGTCCATACATATCGAAGTTATTCAACAAATTACTTACTGCATCCTCACCTGGTTTTGCTCCCTTAAATGCCAACGCTACTGCATCTTGTGCATAACTCCACTCATTAGGATCACCATAGTCAGGACGCATCGCCCTAACGTTCTGGTCAATCAGCGGTTGGGTAAACTCCTGTTGAAATGCCTGCTGTCGTGTTGGCGGAATTGCAGGCGCACCACCTGTGGCAGCTCCCACAGCTTGCTGTCCTGCCCCAGTAGCTTGCTGTGCATTCTGCCTCAACGCATTAACTCCTTGTGCCGCTATTGCATTAACATCTGCCATTGCTTATCTCCCCATCAAGTAGGCACCAATACCACCTAGAATCGCCCCACCTGCTGTACCCATAGCTGATCCGCCACTCGCCCTTGCTCCAATACTCGCTCCAGCAAATGCCCCACCTAGCGCATTCTGTGCGTTTGAAGGGCCTGGCGTGTAGCTTGTTCCACCACTAATCGAAGCCACCAAGTTACCAGCTATCTGCACCATGTCCAGATCCCACCTATCATCCATAGCATCGTACTGATAACCCATGTCCCGTTCTTCCTTCTTCATAACATACTTAATACGATTGCTGTCAATAACCGCGGCCGTAAGATCCCCATACATTCCCTGATGCCCGTGCATAACATTCCAGAACGTAGCATTATCATTATACAGCATTGTAGTTCCGTGCTTAACCATCTCAGCTTCAATCAAGCTAAAAGCTTTATCACTATCGGCGTTAATCTTATCGGCCTGAATCAGTCCCTGCGATCGCATCTTATTTTCTTCGGCTGAATCCGCGCCAACAATTTTATCGTCTTGCAAAAACGCCTGTGACAACGCTTTGTTTTTGTCCAGCACACTACCTGCCAAAATCTTATCATTGTCCAAATACGCCTGCGTAAGCGACTTATTCTCACCATCAACACTATCAGCATTTATCTTATCATTCTGCAGATATGCCTGGCCAATAGCCTTATTCTCGCTGTCAATATTAGCAGCTAGAATTTTATCGTCTTGCATATATGCCTGGCCAATCAACTGATCCTTTTGGGCAGTCAGCTTTGTGGTCAAATCTGCATCAAACATCGCCACGTCTCGATCTCGCATCCCCTCGATCACCGCTCGACCTATAACAAACGCCGAGCTTTGAACAGCATTAATATCTCTCATACCGGCCTGAAACCTAGGCAAAACGTCACTAGATATTGTATCATCTAGCCTTGCCCCGTAAGCTGTCACCGCATCAC